TTGCCGGCGGCGGTTCGGGGGTCGAAATCTCCCCGTTCCTCGGGGCCGTCCCGTGTGCCGGCCCGCTAGCCTCCGTCGGCGTTGGGGTATAGCCGTAAGTGCCGGCGTGAAGGATGGTCGTCGCAAACAGATAGATTTGCTCGATAGGCCACAGCGCCGCGACCTCTTCGGCCATCATGCGGGCCTTCGTCGGGTCCAGTTCTTTACGCGCGCCAGCAACTACCCCGCCCTTGCCTGCCGTCAGCCCGAGTTTGATCACGGCCATGCTGTCGAGAACGTCGTAATCGCCCGTCATATGCTCGCGGAAAATCTGACCGAACGGCTTCGGCTTTTTCCCTTGCGCGCCATCGGGCCACGTCACATCGTATCCGCGCTCCTTTTGGAGCCGGTCAATGTAAAGCGCCGGCAGGCGGAACATGAATTGTCCGTCGCCGAACTCAAGTTCGATCTCAGGCAGGGCGGTCATCGGTTACGCGGCCGGAACCCAAACAGGCTGTTCCGTCCACGTCCACGTCGCCGTACCCGTGACAACCCCACGACGCTCTGCCGTGAACGCGAGGGCGGTCAAGATACCAGGGCCTTCGTAATAGCCGTCACGCGAGCCTTTGTTGATCACGTATCGCGCATTCGTGGCGTCGGCGTCATAGGCCAGATCACGCATCAGCGGCTCCATTTCGGGAGACGTGACGAATTGCAGATCCACCGATTCGCCGATGCTGATCTTGTACGGAGAATCGAACGAGACCGCGTTCGGGTCATCGCAGTCGGGCAGATCGTCGGATTGCGTGTTGATCGAGAAGTTGCGCGAACGGCCGGTGATGCCGCACGGTTCGCTGAAAAGTTCGGTCGGACTAGCGCCGTTGCCGAACTGGAACGATTCGTCGCCGTAACGGATCGGAATGATAGTCGCCATGGTGGCGGCTCCTTCTAAGGGATGCGCCGATATCCATCGGTGCTATGACCGCCTGCCAGTGCGGGCTTGATCAGGGTTATACGCGCGATTGAACGGCGCGGGAATATATGCAAGTATAATCCATGACCCCAGCACAATCCGCAGCAGTCAAGAAATACAGGGAAAATCAGGCCAAGAGGGGCATTATTCCTGTTACGGTTTGCCTCTCTAGCAAGGCTAGAGACCGACTAAAGCAGCTTGCCAAGGCCTACGGGTCGCAACAGGCGGCTATTGAAGTGCTGCTAGATGGAGACAATCGTGGCCGCTAGAAAACCGCTTGAGACTAAGCCGTGCGAAAAGTGCGGAGTTTTAATGCAAAGGAAAAGACAAGAAGCCTCGTCAAGTTTCGCCAGAACAAGATTATGCTCTTCCAAATGCGGAAAGAAAACCCCGCTAAGAGGCAAAGCTACAATTGAAGAACGTTTCTGGCATCACGTCGAAAGACGGAACGAAAATGAATGCTGGCCTCATGCTAGATATGTAAAATACGGAAAAAACGCCTATTGCCAGATCGTAACTAACGATGGGACGGCAGTCCTTAGCCGCATCGCCTGCGAAATGGAAAACGGCCCACCGCCTACCGATCAGCATTACGCTTGTCACAAGTGCGACTTCCGAGCGTGCTGCAATCCAAAGCATCTGTTTTGGGGAACGGCTGTTGAGAACACGCGCGACATGTATGCAAAGGGCCGCGCAGGAAAGCCGTCCAATCAAGTCGTCACGGACGAAATGGTCAACGCCATCCGTGTTGATCTTCGTCGCGCACCAGACATTGCGGCTGAACACGGCGTCAGCGTTTGGACTGTTCATAAGATCAGGGCCGGAACGCGAGGACGATCAGTCAATATAACTCCGCAACAGTTATCTCAAAATCCAACACTCCGTGGAAAGCTTCTGCCTCATCAGTGTCCCGAAAAATGCGAGACAGAGTTTGAGTTATATCAGTCGCCGTCGCAGCCTTACCCGTGTCAGGATCTACCTCTAGCTGGGCTGTCTTTCCGTCAAGCGCCCGTGAGACCGCTTTCATTAGTCTAGCGCAAGAGTCGGTTCCTGGTCCCTGCGTGAAGACGTGGATAGAGACTTGGGCAATTTCGCCCTCTGCACACGACCATTCAGTCGGCTGGCTTGTAATAAAGCCGAACCGAATGAATGGGAAACTAGGCAATGCAGCCGGCGCTTCGCTATAGACCCGCCCTTGTGTCAAGGTCGCAATGAGCGGTTCCGCCTTAAGCATAGGCAAAATCGCGCGTCGGAGTTGGAGGTTGTGGTCAACTGACATGCGGCGTCACGGCGCGATGAATTATCCAGGTGCAGTATTTATCGGCCGCGCTAGGGCTAATTAGGTGAATCGGATACGCAACCCAGAGCGCGTATTTCGTCCACCACGCGGCTTTCAATGTCAGCGTGACCTTGGCCATCACTTATTCGCTTTCGGTTTCGCCGCCCGATCCGAATCATCCCGCACGTTCACGGTCGCGCTCACTGCGCCTTCTGTGATTTCTACAGCTACGCCAGCCGCAACCGCAGCCTCGCCGTGTTCGCGCTTCACCGTGATAGGTTCGTCAGACCCACTGTATGCGGCCGTCTGCAATGGCGTGCCGGATTTCGAGCGGTGGATGACGTAATCGAATTTGTCGTGGAATTTGACGCGCATAACGGGGTCTCCGAAAATATCTGCGAATACGTATAGACGAACGCGGGGGCATTGGGTAGGTTCGGGGTGTTCTGGTAAAGACACGGGTGCGAATCCCGTCACCTCCACCATAGCCCGCGTTAGTCGGGGCCTTCGATGGTCCTGCCGAACGAAGCGAAGCGTTCGGTATCTGAACGATGGACGCGGGCAATGATGGGGGTGATTAGTTTCGATTTGCCAATGGACGCGGTAACCAATCCGTACAGAATAACACTGAACGATAACGAGCCTATCGCTTACGCCCAAGCGGCCTAAGCATGAGCCCGCCGGGGGCTTGGAAACAGAACCCCGGCAACTTGCGCGCTTAGCCCAACTGGCAGAGGCGGACGGCTCAAAACCGGCACAGTCTAGGTTCGAATCCTAGAGCGCGCACCAAATCTTACCGCGCACTAGCCTTAACCGCCCGCGCGATCAGATCCACCGCCTCCGCAGTTTTCGCCCTAGCAGCAGGCCCCATAAACGGCCTCTCAGCCATTCTCGACGTGCCGAATTCGAGCGCCGCGCTATACGGAGCCGACGAAACCACATCAACGCGATTAGGTCCGACGACAACCGTATCAATCGACGTGTCCAGCAATCTCGTGTCAGCGTTTGGAGGTTCACCAGGTTTCGACGGAACGTGACCCTTTCCCGACACAGACCCTCGCGTAATCGAAATCTCAGCCTCAATCTCGATTAGCTGGCCCGCAGCATAAAGCGCACGATCCGTCAGCGTCCGACTCGCAGCCATCCGCGTGAACCTCTGACGAACCTTATCCGCGCCTGTAATCTTAGCCATCAGAAATCCAGAACCGCCTGAGCCTTACACCCGCAGAACGGAAGCTCTCCCGGAATATCGGCCGGCGCGTTCTGCCATGTATAGCGGTTCCCATTCCGCGCGACGTGTTCAGGGCGAGGGTGTTTCTTCTCGCTGTGACGCCAGATCCAGCTATCGATTCCAGCCTCAAGCATCCGCGACCGATCAAGGTCGCCCGATAGCTTCGTCGTCTGGTCGATCGCAATCCGTCGCGCCCGTGCACGCCCCAGCCCAACGGCCTCGTTCATCTGGCGAGCGATCTCGTTACGCGGCGTTCGTGCACCCCATCCAGCCCAGACGATATTCGCGATCCGATCAGGAGCCTGGTCCCTTACGTTCGTAATCAGCGCGACATTCCAGTTCAGCGACGCCAGCAGATCGCTAGCAATCGGAGCCGACGCCAGAAACGCCGCTATAGAAACCCCCGTAGCGGCCTGCACGTTAGCCGCCCACTTCCTCGTATGCCAAGCCGCCAGCATATCCGTCCAGCGCCTCACACGGGGCGTAAGGGCGATAATCAGGGCGTTCGCTTGGGCTTGGGCGCGCGCGAGTTCAGCCTCGATCTCTGGCGCGGCATCGACAGTCAGTGCGGGCGGGTCATAGACGGCAAGAATACGCGCCGACACGTCTCGCCAGTGACGAACCACGTCGAGATAAATCGACGCCAGATCATCGGCCTGCGATTTCATGGGAACGATTTCGCGGAACGGGAC